TGGTATAATAGTAGGTGAAATCATATTAAAACTTAACTATTAAAGCTTTTACACGAGGAAAATGACCAATGACCTTGCGATATCCTGAACATAAAAAACATCTTAAAGATAAGATGAATCGTCCTAGAACTCAATCTCTCTTTCGAGAATTCTACATTAGTGAACAAGATCCCTTATGGACTTTACAAGATGAAGATGCCCAAGGTAAGCTACCTAGTCTCAAGAAGCTATACCTTGAGATTGGTGATCCTACCGAGTACGAGTTCGCTATGCAAGCATTTGGTTCTTGGAAACAGTGGGTAAAGATTAAGAATGCCAAAGTCATCCAACCATTTGTTGAAGATTGGCCAATTGAATTAGAAGTTAAATTACGTAGTGATGGTATCAAAGGTGTAATTGCCGAAGCTAAGAGTGGTAAGTCTAAGTTTAATGCAGCTAAGTATCTAGCCAATGCAAACTGGAAAGGAACAGCTTCAAAGCGTGGTAGGCCAACTAAAGAAGAAGTAGAACGTGAACGTAAGATAGCTGCTAAACTAGATTCTGAGTTCTCTGAAGATGCACAACGTATAGGCCTACGAGTAATTAAAGGAGGAGAGAATGGCGGGTGATGCTAAAGGTAAGATAGATAAAAAGAAGTATGGTAAGACAGATAAAAGTAAAAAGACTAAACAAAAGAAAAAGAAAAAGAAAAAGTAGGAGAGACAAAGAGTGGCTATAAAAATTAGTAAGGCAAGTCAAGTTAGCGCTAGGAAGCATAAAGCTAAAAGACAATCTAATGCAATTAAAGCTGTTCGTCAGAAAGCTCTTACTGCTTCTAAGTTAATTAAGAAAAGTACTATCTCAGATATAAATAAAAAACGTAAGGCTTAACTTGACCTTAACTAATGATGATATACGTGAAGTAGCTGAAGCTGATTTAGTAGCGTTTATACGCCTAATAGCTCCACAAACTGTCCTAGGTGCAGTACACATAGAGCTTTGTAGATGGTGGACTAGACAAGAAGCTAAACAGTTTCAGCTTACTTTACTGCCTCGTGATCATCAGAAGTCACGGTTAATAGCTTATAGAGTAGCATGGTATCTAACTAGACATCCAGATCACCGGGTTCTTTATATTTCTAGTACAGCTAACTTAGCAGAGAAACAACTTAAGTTTATAAAAGATATATTCACTTCAAAAATCTACAGGAGGTATTGGCCTGAACATGTTATCCCTGAAGAAGGTAAAAGAGAAAAGTGGACGAATGCTGAGATATCATTGGACCATTCTCTCAGGAAAATGGAAGGAGTCCGTGACCCTTCTGTGTTCACTGCTGGTCTTACCACTAGTATCACTGGTCTTCATTGTGACGTGGCTGTTATGGACGATGTGGTCGTATATGAAAACGCATATACTCAAGAAGGAAGAAACAAAGTCAAATCCCAATATTCCCTCTTAAGTTCTATTGAAGGAGCGGATGCACAAGAATGGGTAGTAGGTACTAGGTACCATGCTAGAGATTTATATAATGATCTAACAGAAATGCAAGAAGACCTATATGATGATGTAGGTAATGTATTTGATTATGAACCAATCTATGAGAAGTTTGAGAAGCAAGTAGAAGATAGAGGAGATGGAACGGGAGAGTTCTGTTGGCCTAGGCAAAGACGAGATGATGGTAAATGGTTTGGGTTCGATAGAAAGATTCTAGCTCAGAAGCGTGGCAAGTACTTAGACAAGACACAGTTCTTTGCTCAGTACTATAATAATCCTAATAACCCAGATGGTCTAGGTATCTCAATAGATAAGTTCCAATACTACGATAAGATTTATCTTACCCGTAATATGGGTCACTGGTTTTTTAAAGGTAACAGAATTAATGTTTATGCAGCTATTGACTTTGCATTCTCACTTAATAAAAAAGCTGACAGTTCAGCAATTGTAGTAATTGGAGTAGATAGCTATGGAAACTATTATGTCTTGGATATCGAACGTTTTAAGACAGATCGTATTAGAGACTACTACGATTCGATTCTACGAATGCATGTTAAATGGGACTTCAGAAAACTCAGAGCAGAAGTAACGGCAGCACAGAAAGCTATTGTGCAAGAGTTAAAGTCAAGCTATATTAGACCTAATGGTTTATCTCTCAGTATTGATGAGCATAGTCCAACTAGGCATACCGGTTCTAAGGAAGAGCGTATAAGAGCTATACTAGAACCACGTTATGATAACTTAAGTATTTGGCATTACCAAGGAGGTAATTGTCAGATACTTGAAGATGAACTAATGCAAGAGCATCCGCCTCACGATGATGTTAAGGATGCCCTTGCATGTGCAATTGAAATTGCTATAGTACCTAGTAGATCAGCGGCACACTCACAGGCAGCTAAAAATAATGTTGTCTATTCAAATAGGTTTGGAGGAGTAGCGTATGCCTAGTCGTACATATAAAGAAGAAGAAGTAGGACCACAGAGTACTAATAGATTTGTAGTTCCTAGAGAGATACCAACTACTGTAGTAACGGGAGCAGAAACAAAGCTAGCTTCTGTCCAACCTAATTTAACTGGTAAACGTAAACTTCCGTATCAACCAGATGATATTCCTGAAGAGCCTGACGTAGGTAAGGTAAACTCTTTAGGTGAATGGATAACAGCGATTGGAGGGGGTTTATCTCTAGGAATGTGGGCATCAGAAATAGGTCTACTTGGTAAAGATGCACAAATGGCTAGTAGTAGTCTTCTTAAGAGTAGTGCAGCGAGTATTAATTCTCTTCTAGGGACACAGACTGGTCCTCTAAGGGATATCAATCGTGATGAATCTGGTAAAACTCCATTTCAACGAAGGCAAGCTCGTAAACGTGCTGTACCTGTTAAACGTGCTGTACTAGTTCCAGAAGTAGTTAGATCAGAAAAACAAAGACAACAGGAGAAGACACTTGGGTTTAGTCAAGATGTTATAGATGCTCTCAATATTAAGTCGGGTACTCAGAATGAACAAGATGATAATCCTAATGATGTAGATAATATGAGTGTCGATACACCTAGTGCAACAATTTAAGGTAAGAATGTAAAATGGCTGGTCGTACACAAGACTTCTCAGAGTTTATAGGCACACCTGACGCTTTAGCTGTAGCTGTTTCTAATCGTTTTCTAGATTATGAGAAGTACCGTCGTAGCTGGGTAGAAGAAAAAAAGGAACTACGTAATTACCTTTTTGCTACTGATACTTCTAAAACAACTAACTCTACTCTGCCTTGGAAAAATTCTACTACAACTCCTAAGCTTGCCCAGTTACGGGACAATCTTCATGCAAACTATATGGCTGCACTATTTCCCAATGATGAATGGTTATTGTGGGAAGGTGATGATGAAGATGCTGAAGCCGAGGAAAAGCGTAAAGTTATCTCTGCCTATATGATGAATAAATTACGTACAAGTAATTTTATTAATACTGTAAGCAGTATGGTATATGATTATATAGATTATGGTAATGTATTTGGCACTAGTGAGTACGTTAATGAAACTCGTACAGATGAGGAAACGGGAGAAGTAATACCGGGTTACGTAGGCCCCAAGTCTGTACGTATTAGCCCTTACGATATTTTAATTAATCCTACGGCACAATCTATTGAGTACTCCCCTAAACTTATTCGTACCATGAAATCTTTAGGGGAACTTGCCGCTGATATACAAGATCATCCTGAATGGGGTTATCTACAAAAAGTCTTTGATGGTATAGTTAATACTCGTAAGAACTTTCAAGGTATGTCAGTAACTGACTTCCATAAATCTGAAGGTTATCAGATTGATGGTTTTGGTAATATCATTGATTACTACAACTCAGGATATGTGGAGATTATTGAACTCCATGGAGATATCTATGATGTTGAAAAAGAGGGGTTACTCAAAAACAGAATCATTACGATTGTGGATAGACAGAGGGTTATTCGTAATATTCCTAATCCTTCTTGGCGTGGTAATTCCATCCGTCATGCTGGTTGGAGGTTACGGCCTGATAATCTTTATGCGATGGGTCCACTAGACAATCTTGTAGGTATGCAATATCGTATTGATCATCTTGAGAATCTTAAAGCCGATGTATTCGATCTAATTGCACATCCAGTTATGAAGGTCAAAGGCTTTGTAGAAGACTTCAATTATGGTCCCGGTGAGAAAGTCTTTGTAGGTGAAGACGGCGATGTAGATATGATCAGACCGGATGGTACTGCCCTTAATGCTGATATGCAGATTCAGGTACTTGAGAATAAGATGGAGGAGATGGCCGGCGCACCTCGTCAGGCTATGGGTATTCGTACACCGGGAGAGAAGACAGCCTTTGAAGTACAGACTCTAGATAACGCAGCTTCCCGTGTATTCCACAATAAGGTAGCATACTTTGAACGTAACTTCCTTGAACCTCTACTTAATGATATGCTTGAATTGGCTCGTAGAAATATGGAGATCAGTGATGTTGTCCGTGTGGTTGATGATGAATTTGGTGCTGCTTTATTTGAAACTATCACACCTGAAGACCTTGCAGCCAGAGGAAAAATTAGACCGGTTGGTGCAAGGCATTTTGCCGCCAAGGCAAATCAGTTTCAGAACTTATTGAACTTAATGAATTCAGCTATTGGTCAAGATCCGGCAGTTAATGTACATATCTCAGGTATTAAGGTAGCACAGGTAATTGAGGAACTACTTGATATTGAAAAATTCAATCTTGTTCAACCTAATATCAGAGTTGCCGAACAGATGGAAACACAGAAAATGATGAACGCTGGACAACAGTCTTTAGATGAAGAAGCTGTTGCAGAGAATGATTTAATTGCTCCACCTCCTGAAGAGATGGCTTGACAAATTCTCTAATAAATGGTATAATAATACGTAACAAGTAATAAAAGGATTCCGCATACATGAATGTTCGTTGGACTTCACATCTCAAAGACCCCGAGAAACGTAAAGACTTTGAACAATACATAAGAAATTCAACAACTATTCTAGAGCGTCTAACTGAGATTATTAATAACAAAATTGACGCTTTGGATTGTCCAGCATATGATTCAGACTATGAAGATTCTGCATGGGCATATAAGCAAGCGGATCGTAATGGGCAATTACGTGCTTACTTAGAAATACTTAAGTTGACCAACTTATCTACAGGAGAAGACTGACCATGTCTGATGTATTTACAACAGAAGATAAACCAGAAGAGACTGCTGACCCGGGTTACTTAGCACAAGTCGTAGGTGAAGGTAAGAAGTACTCTGACACTGAACAACTAGCTAAAGGAGCAGTACACGGTAATGATTATATTAATAAATTAGAAACTGAAATGGCTGAACTACGTGGGGAGCTTGACAAGAGACTCACCGCAGAAGAAATGGTTCAGCAAATTAAGAGGGAAACTGCGGAACACCAAGCTCAAACTCAACAGGTTCAGGAGAACACCACTCCTCAGCTAGATGAAGAAAAGCTTTCCCAGCTGATCTCTAATACCATTGAACAAAAAGATACACAGAAGGTAGCTCAACAGAATATTCAAGCTGTTGATGCAAAGATGAAAGAACTGTATGGGGCTGACAAAGCCGCTGATGTAGTTCAACAGAAAGCTCAAGTAATGGGTGTTACTGTTGATAAATTAGCAGAGATTGCAGCGATTTCACCGGATATGTTCTTTAATTCAATTGGTGTATCTCAAGGAAGTAGTAAGATGACCACCCCTACTCCTACAGTCGGTACAACCAGTACTGAAGCTGTGCAAACTATGAATAGTGGACAAGCAGTTGAAGAAGGAACTTGGGACTACTTCGAACAACTTCGTAAGTCAAACCCAAAGGAATACTTTAAACCGGCTACCCAACAGAAACTATTCAAAATGCGAGAAGAGAAAGGCCAAGATGGCTTTTATAAACGTTAATCTAGCTATAAGAGGAAAATAAAATGGCTATGGAAACTGGTAACTCAGGGCATCTGATACGCTCTGAGGTATGGTCTAGCCAGTTGAAGGAAGTCCTTGAGGATGAACTTCAGGCTACGACCTACGTAAACTGGATGAGTGAATTCCCTGATGGGGATACTTTCACGATTCCTTCCATTGGTCAAGCGGTAACTGATAACTACTCTGAAAACTCTGCCGTTAAGTATCGTGCACTCGATACTGGTGAGTTCCAGTTCTCGATTGATCAATATAAATCTTCGGGCCACTATATCACGAATAAAGCAAAGCAGGATGGTTTCTATATGAACCAACTGATCTCTTCATTCGTACCGAAGCAAGCTCGTGCAATCTTAGAAGCAGTCGAAGTTAAGATTATGGGGCTAGAGTCTGAGCAGACTTCTG